ATCACTTGAGCGGCAGCGGATGCAGCCTCCAAAGCGGTTCCGAGAGGGAAGTCACCGGAGCCGGCGGCGGTGACAAGATTTGCACCCGCAGCGGCAACGGGGACACCGAGAGCGATAACGCCCGCAGCGCGAACACGGGTCACACCAAGAAGGCGGACGGACGCTTCAACGCCGTCGCCGGCATCGCCAACGCCGGAGCCATTGGGCTTGTTTTGCAGGAAGCCGATTGCGGCTTCTCCTGCGGCACAAGCTGCAACCGATTGATCAGCGGTGACTTTGACGGGCGTGTAAATTGCCGCCGTAAGGTCGGCAGCGGTTTTGAATGGGAGATCAAGAGTGGAGTATTCACCGTAGGCCATGAGACCCTCCTAGATTTTGGTTGAAGAGACTGATCTTTTGCGGTCGGGATTGACCGCGTTCAGATCAGACCCCCATAGCTTGCGCTTTGAGTTCAGGATTCGCGTCGGCTGCCTTGTTGTAGGCTTGGACGTCGCCCAAAGAGGAATCATCCTCTTGAAGCTTTTTCGCAATGGCGTTGAGCTGATCTTCAGCCGATGCCCCGCCTTGGGTTTCAGCGTCGCCGCCCTCAACCCCGAGCTCTTCCGTCAATTTGTCAACGGAGGATTGACTCGAAGCGGCTTTCAGAATTACGGAAAGCTTGTCTCCGGCCTCTTTGCTCACGCCGTAAGCCGCCTGCAAGGTGTCTGCGGTGTCATCAACGGAGAGACCAGCCTCGCCGATGATTTCCTTTGCGAGGGCAACGAAGCGGGTCCGCTCTTGACCTTTTTCGAGAACGTCGAGACGCTCTTCAAGGGTTTTATTGGTCGCTCGGGCCTCTTCGGCTTCTTTCAAAGCTTTTTCCGTCGCTGCGGCAGAATCGGAAAGGGCAGCCGCAACGGTATCGCGGTCGCCTTCGGATAGACCTTTGAGGATTTCCTCAAAGCTTTTTGTGACTTGGGCCATTTTGGCCTCCTTTTCTTGCGCGACGGGTGTTTCTGTCGCTAGTTGGGGCGCTTTGGGCATTGAAAAAGACTCCAAGGCTTCAAACGCTTTTGCAAATTTCTCACGCCCTTGAGCGCTAGGTGTATCAGACCCGGCGGACAGGTCGTCAATAATAGATTTCAGGGCTTCGGCGGTGCCTGGGGCCGTGCCTTCGAGCTCACCCATAAGGCGGTTCGCTTCGGAGGTGAATTCATCAACGCTTTTTTTCATGTTGACGGCCATTTGATCCATCGGAAGCCACATCGACATGTCGACGGCGTCGCGGAATGCGTTTCGGAGCTTTGAGAACTCCGAGACGAAACGGTCTTCGGCGAGAATCTCCGAGGTCGTCATGTACTTCTCGACGGACTCACCTTTGACCCAGTCCCAAAGCTTGCGGACGAGGGTTCGATCGTCTTCCTGATTTTTAACGATCATGATGTGCGCCTCTGGGTTGTCGCCTCTCTCGACGACGGACCCCTCTTTGATGGTGAGATTTTTCAATTCCTGCTTTGGCTTCTTCACTGGCATTTCATCCTCCTAGAAGTTCAGGTATGGCGGTTCCGCCAAAGCTGAACATTTTGTATTCGCCTGATTTGACTTTTTCCCAGGTCTCGGGCTCGTCAATCTTGAAGCCTGCCCAGATTCCACAAGGAATGATCCCGTCTGGGACTCCAAGGGCGGCGATCTTCTCCGCCGTGAACACAATGCATTCGACAAGTTTCCCGACCGAGATGATTTCCCCTTCGGATTTCTTGTGGCTGTCTCCCGCGTCGCGGTATTTCAGCACAAATTCATAGCTTGCTTTTTCAAGCGTCTCGATGGTGACGACTTCCCCGCTATGGTCTACGACTTGCTTCCCGTCGGCAGTCTTTGAGACGTAGAGCCATCCAAAAACAAGCATTTGATCGTCGTCGGACTTCACGATCTCAAATGCCTGCTCTCGCTGTTCGATTTCGCTGAACGCTTTGCTGAATTCGGCGCAGACCTCGCGCTCCGATGGGGCGATGTCGAACTTCTCGCACCGGCGAACCTTGAAAGATTCGCACGTTCCGCACGAATGTTCAGTTGACTTTGAAATGTGAAGCAAAGTTTTCATTTCGCTACAGTACAGCAGAGATCTATCTAGCGCTACTGTAGAGCTACGGAACAAACGCAGCGGGGATGCGCGGGCGGGGCGTCATAATAGAAGCCCGATTCCGAGGAGTAGAATTGGGCGTTCAGGTCAACCGGTCCCGCGTCGACAATGGACGCACAAATGGGGCATCCGTCGAACATCACCCATTCTTTTTTAGCGTCCAATGGGGCCACGCCTTGAGCTTGCGCAATTCTCCATGCGTTCACGGTCCCCTGATTTCTTGCAGCCATTAATTCGGTACGCGCGACCGTGACGGAGCGGGATTTGATGAGCTTTTCACGGTACCGCTTGATCACTTTGTCGATTTGAGCCGTCTTTGTTCCCTGAGTCTGCAAAAGCGACCGCCGGCGCAATACTGCATTCGCATCCCGCGCGGTGAGGCCGATCACCATTTCAACGCGCTTTGCGATCTCCCTTACGGGCAATCCTTGCTGGACTCCTTCGATGAGGATCTTCTCGATGGTGCTTCTCGTCGAGGTCGTCATCCCGGTGATGAATTGTGCGCCTCGGTTCTCAACCCATAGATTGACCTGATTCGTCTTTTCGTCGATCGACCAGATCACCTCCTGCTTTTTGATTTCAACAAATTCAAAGCCGGAAAGCTCAAGGGATCCCCGCGTTGAGCTCTCGAGGACTTGCACGGTCCCCTTGTTCCAGCCGCCCATGATCGTCTCGCCCCAGCCTGCCCAATCAAGAGCCGCGACACCGGTCAAGATCAACTCGGGCTCGATGTTGACTTTGTTCACGATGTTGCGGACCCATTCACGGCGAAGGGCCTCCATCGCTGCAAGAAAAGGCTTTGTAATCTTCGATTGAGAATTGCGGGCGATGTTGACGCCTTGCTCCCAAACGACTTTATCACCATTGGCTTTCGTCACCGTAGAGATCATTTCGGGAGTAGCGTCGGCAGTACACATTTCAGACCCCTACGATCAAAGTGTTGACGCCTTGCCCCGCAACCAAATCGAAAGGGGTACCGCCGAAGTCCTTGGAAATCTCTTCCTCGGTTTCCATGGACTCGTTAGCAACGTCTTGGGGATCGCGCTCGCTGACGATCGCTTCTGTGTTGTCGAATTCAAGGGCCTCATCCTCGTTAAACGGCATGTTTAGCATCGACATGATCTCCCGCTCAAGAGGCATCGAGGGGTTAATCAATCCAGAATCGACAGCCATTTTCAAGGTGCGGATCAAAGCCTCCGAGTTCACGCTCTCGATGTCCCCATGCTCCCATCGAGGCCAAAGCTCGCGCGGTGCTCCATTGAGTCGCATCAACTCCTCGACCGCTTGCCGGTTGAAGGTGTCCTCGATGTTGTTCAGGATCGCCCCGAGCGTTTGCGCAAAAACGTTCGTCTGGTCTGAAGAGAGCGCGAACGATCCGACCGAGTTCATCCCAAGAAAGATGAATTGCGTCGAAATCGTTTGCGCGATGTTCCGCTGGTATCGGGAAATCACTTTGTCAAAGTCGAATTGACGAGAGCCTCCCGAGGTCAAAAGGCGAAGCTTGAAGCCCGTAGGCATGTTTTTATCGCTCAGCTCGGAGGGGACGATCACGCCCTCATTCTGATTTCGCTTCATCGAAGAAAGCATTTTCTTGAACTTGGCAAGAAGGCTTTTCTTTTCGGCGGAAGCATTGGAGAGCAAATACTCATAAGGGACCTCCATCACAACCATCCCCGTAGCGTCTCGCTCCGCCCCAACGCCCTCGAGCTCCTGGAATCGTTTCAGGTAGAAATACGACCGGAACGCATTCCGAAGCATGGAGCGTCCTTCGGGGTTGTTCTTGTCGGTCTCAGTACGGAAGTGAACGCATTTAGAGATCGGGATAAAAGTGTCTCGCCAAAGAGGCGCGGCCAATTGATAAAAGCCGATAAACTCCCGCCCGGCGTCGTCAAACTGCCAACGGTCTAGCGTCTCTTGAGCGCGGATTGAGATCTTCTTCCATCCGATTCGCCCATCGTCGTAGTCGGAGGAGGGGACCGGAGAATGGGGCGGTCGGTACCCAAGGCGGCGCTTGTAGACTTTTTCATGGGCGGACCATCCGAAAGTGAACATTGACGACGCTTCGGAAATGAAATTTGGCCAAGTCCCTTGCATGTCGCCGATGCACTCGGTGAGGAATGCCGCCCATTCTTTGGCTTCGTCGCTCTCGTCGGCAGGCTTTGCCGTCCAAGGGGCGATCTTGAGGAAAGTTTTAATCAGGTAGAGGCTTGCTCCGATTGTGGAGTCCATGTCCTGCATTTCGCGGTAGTTGCGCATCCCTTGGCGTCCGCGCAATTCGGCGAGCCACTCCTCGCCCACATATCCGCCATACTCGATTAGGCCCGTCGTCCCGATTTCCACATCTTTTCGAGAGACTTTGTTTTCCGCTTTTTTTTCAACGGTGAGCTCTACCGCTCGCGCTTGCAATTCTTCTTTAGCCATGGGTGCCTCCTGATGCAGATCAGGAGTAACATATCACCGAGTGAAGCGGAAAGCCTCGTCTTCAGCTCCAAAGACGTACCCGAGAGCCTCGAGGTCTTTTTGCATCACCGTATCGGATTTGTGCTTTGTAGTCCGCATAAGATTCTCCGCTCGAAAAGATCATCCGCTAGTTTTTTGGCGATGGCCGGGTGTGTTCCGATCCCGGTGAGGGCTTCCTCAATGCAAGAGACGCAGACTTTGCCGGCGTCGATCCCGTTGCCCACTTTAGCGGAGATGTCTCCGTAGACCTCGCCCAGAAGACACGAATCGCAAAAATACGTTTCCATCAGATCGCCCATTTTGAGCCGGTTGGGGTTGTGTCGATCTCGAGGTCTCCCCCTCCTTTGCCTCCCCATCCGAGCGTGGTCCTAAAAAGGTAGGTTGCCGCGTGAACGAATGCATCTAGGCGGTCGGGAGAGGGTTCCCCGCTCTTGCCGCTCCAATTGCAGAGCTGATCCTCAAGCGCGCCAAAGGTCCCGACGTGGTGGATCAATCCCTTCTCAGCCATGAGGGCGATCGGTTCCGCGCGGGTCCATTTCCCATCCTTGGCGTGTACGCGCAAAACTCGAATGAAGGGGTCACGCATCGCAATTGCGTCCTCCGCCATATCGCCGCCCTGGTTTGTCTCGATCACGATCACGTTTGCCTCATAGTCGTGATACGCGGCGATTGCAGTCGTTGCCCATTCGGCGGGCGTCGAAGTGAAAGAGAGATCCCGCAAAAGGTAGACGTGATTATCCTCTCCAACACCTGCGGCGATGATCCCTGACTCCGGCTTCCACATCTTCCGCTTCTCTGCGCCCTTCTTTGAGGCCATAGGGTCGATTGAAATGCAGATTCGCTTGAGTGGAGGGACAAGAGCCGGCGCGACCCGGTTGTCATCGATCCATTCTCTCCGCCATAGGGCGTTCTCGTCCTGGTCTAAGATCTCCGCATCGATTTCTTGCCGTCCGAGGCGGGTCCCTTCGTAGCGGTTGATGATCTTGAGGTACGCGGAGGACAAATTTGCAATGTTCGCTCTCGACGATCCGCCGGTGACAACCGTATCGGGGTCTTTTAAAAGGTCCCGAATCACCTTGAGCGGCTTCGGCGTGGTGGTGATTGCGATTCGAGGGGAGTCTCCCTTCGGTCCTTCGCGCCGCATACAAAATTGGAGCATTCCCCATACGGCCTCCGGGTGTTTCCACGCGGCGAGCTCATCGAC